CCAAGAAAAAAACTTTTAATTTGCTCTTGAAACACGCCGACGCTCTAGACCCCTATATAAGTGTAACGGCTGAGTTCCACGAAGCCGTAAACGCGGGCTTAACGCCCGCTTTAACTTGGTTAAAAACATATAGTGGGGATACTTCTGTCTATACCCCTGTAGACCCCTACAGCTACTGGAGAAGACTTGGAAAGAAATCTAACCCCCGAAGAAGCCAGGAAAGAACTAATCAACTTGGTGCGCCAAGGGCGCACTATTGCCGATGCCCTTAAGGTTATTGGTCGTTCTCGTTCTTGGTATGACACCCAGAGGCGCGAAGCTGAAGGCTTCGCTGCCTATATAGATAACGCTCGGTTACGAACCTCTGACCTCGCTGACGAAGCTCGGTCTGGTCTATCTGACTTTGCGGAGTTTTCTGAGAAATACCTGGGAGCCAAAGTTTGGGACCACATGCTTAACGTGGTCGATATGTTGGAAGGTAAAGAACCTCGTTGGTTACATCCAGCGATGACATACGAAAAAGGGTCGGCGGGCTTATCCCGCCTCTTGGTAAATGTTCCACCAAACCATGCCAAGACTATGACCATCACGATTAACTACGTTACCTACCGCGTAGTCAAAAATCCAAACATCAATGTCATTGTTATTTCCAAAACTCAAGAGCAGGCTAAGAAGTTTCTTTATGCTATCAAGCAACGCCTGACTCATCCTCGGTATGCAGACCTACAAGCTGCCTTTGGTCCTACCGATGGTTACAAAGCTACCGCCGACATGTGGTCGGCTAACAAAGTTTATCTGGGAGCGGATGTCCGCGAATCAGATGCCAAAGACCCAACGATTGAAGCAATCGGTATGGGCGGTCAGGTATACGGCGCTCGCGCCGATTTAATCGTACTTGACGACGTGGTCACTCTCTCTAACGCGGGAGAGTGGGCTAAGCAGCAAGAATGGATTCGACAAGAAGTTGCCTCTCGTCTACCACCAGGCGGGGGTCAGCTTCTTGTTGTCGGAACTCGCGTATCCGCAACCGACTTATATAAAGAACTTCGCAACACTCAACATTACACGGACGGAATCGTACCGTGGTCATATTTGTCCATGCCTGCCGTATTAGAATACGCAGACGACCCGAAGGATTGGAAAACCCTTTGGGGCAAGTCAGAGCAACCGCTTACTGAGGATGATACCCCAGATGAGAATGGTTACTTTGACCGATGGACTGGACCGCGTCTTACTGCGGTCCGCAATGAGGCTGGTCCTTCCAAATGGTCTTTGGTTTACCAGAACCTCGATATCGCAGAGAATGCAATCTTCGACCCGATGTGCGTTAGAGGCGCAGTAAACGGAATGAGAAAATCGGGTGCGTTAGTTGCAGGCGCTGCGGGTCATCCTGAAAATGCACAGAACTTCTATCGCATTATTGGTATAGACCCAGCCATGTCTGGTGACACGGCAGCAGTTGCTTACGCAGTCGACCGCAGAACAATCAAGCGCTATGTCATGGACGTTCACGTCATGAGCAGCCCCACACCTGCAGCGATTCGGTCTTTGATTCGAGAATGGACTGATGCTTACAAGCCTCATACTGTCATCGTTGAATCCAACGCATTTCAGCTTTTCTTGACCCAAGACGAGGAGATTAGAAACTTCTTGTCTACCCGCGGTATTAACTACCGCCCACACTACACAGGTAATAATAAACAAGACCCAGAGTTTGGTGTAGCTTCTCTGGCTCCGTTGTTTGGAACCGTTATTAAACGTGACGGTAACAATAACAACTTAAAGCATGCTGGCGATAACATGATTGAGTTACCAGATGCTTCACGTAATGAACATATCAAAAAGTTAATAGAGCAACTGGTTGTTTGGCAACCAGGAGTTCAAGGCAAGAGATTAAAGATGGACGCTGTTATGGCGCTCTGGTTCTGTGAAATCGTAGCCCGTGATGTTTTATTAACTTCATCAAACGTACCAAACTTTTTGAAAAACGAATTTACACCTCAGAAGCAAATTGAAGATAGGTACATTGTAAACCTAGATGATTTAGCTGCTGCACAGCGAATAGCGAGATTGTGATAATGAAAGAACTTGTACATGCTTATGAGCAATTAAAGGCTCGTAATGCTGAGCGCGATAAGCGCATGCGCGAAGTCGCATTGGTCCGTTCAGGTAACGCCGACCAAGTGTTTCGCGGTTTGTTCCCAGAGGGAACATGGTCTAGACCTATCATCGCCAACCTTATTGACGTGGTTGCTCGTGATGTTTCTGAGCAGGCAGGTGTACTACCTACCATAACGGCTGCTGGAGATTCATCCCTTGATGATTCACAGCGTACCAAGGCTGATAAGAGAACTAAGATTGCAAACTATTATGTTGCTTCATCTCGTCTTGGAACAGAGCTACTGCGTGGCGCAGACCAGTTAGGAACTTATGGCTTCTGTATATTCAGAGTCGAACCTAACTTCAAGGAAAATAGACCGCATATCCATGTAGAAAACTCTATGGGTGCGTATTACGACATGGACAGGTTCGGGGAAGTATCTGTCTATTGCCGTTCGTATTATCGTAAGGCTGGCGATTTAGCAGCCAAGTTCCCAGAACTAGCAGACAAGATTCTACAGACCAGTGCATTTGGTCGTACTGACAGTAATGAACTACTTGAGGTAGTTCGTTGGACTGACAAGAATCGCACCGTAATGTTTATTCCAAGTCGTGGAGGTGCAGTACTTGCCGAAACACCAAACAAAGTCGGTCGAGTCCCAGTTGCGATTGCTCAGCGTCCTTCGCTTGACGGCGAAGTCCGAGGCTCATTCGACGACGTACTACCAGTATATGCAGCCAAAGCGCGTCTTGCTCTTCTTACTATGGAAGCTGTTCAGAAATCTGTTGAAGCTCCTCTTGCTCTGCCTACTGACGTTACTCAGCTATCCGTTGGTCCTGACTCAGTTATACGTTCTAACTCCCCTGAGAAGATTCGTCGTGTCAACCTGGATGTACCTCAGTTCGCTTTTGCGGAGAACAATGTTCTAGCAGATGAAATGAAACTAGGAACCCGCTTTCCTCAAGCACGTGCAGGACAAGCAGAAGGTTCTATCGTTACTGGTCAAGGTGTCAAGGCACTTATGGCTGGGTTCGATTCCCAAATTAAAGTTATTCAATCAATCCTTGGCGAAGCAATTGGCGAAGCAATCTCTATCGCATTTGCTACTGATGAAGCATACTTCCCAACACTATCTCGTGAAGTATCTGCAACAGCCAATGGCGTACCATACAAATTAAAATACAAACCATCAATCGATATCAACGGCAATTATGGCGTAACGGTTGAATACGGATTGATGGCAGGACTTGACCCTAACCGAGCACTGGTATGGGGTCTACAAGCACGTGGCGATAAACTCATTTCACGAGGAATGCTACGTCGTAATTTACCAATTTCGCTCAACGCTGGAGAAGAAGAGCGGGCAATTGACATTGAAGAGATGCGTGATTCATTGAAAACATCTATCTCACAACTTGCTGCAGCGATTCCACAAATGGTTTCGCAAGGTCAAGACCCAATGTCACTTGTTGAAAAGATGGCGACAGTTATCGATGAACGCAAAAAAGGCACACCACTTGAAGAAGCGGTAGCCAAAGCGTTTAAGCCAGAACCAGCACCACAAGCAACACAAGCACCACAAGCACCAGAAATGGCGCAACCAGAACAGCCGATGGGCATGGGTGGCGAAATGCCACAGATGCCACAGGGCAGACCAGCAATGCAAGAGTTGCTAGCAGGTCTAACTGGTTCAGGCAATCCAGTACTCGCAGGTCGAGTAACTCGACAAATACCAGCATAAGGAGAAAAAATGTTTGGAAAGCAAGGAAAGGCAGCTAAGGCTCCAGTACACCCAGGACACTCAGGCAAGAAGTCTGGTGGCAAGGGCGTAGGACTCGGACAAGTTGCTAAAGCCCCAACCCCAAAGGGTATCAAGGGCAACAACACAAAGCTTAAGTAAAGATAATTATGGCAAAAGCAAAGAAGCCTATTAAGAAGGCTGCAACAAATAAAGTTGCAGCTTCGGCTAAAACCCCAAAATCAAAGCCATATGTTAAAGAAACTGAAATGACCAAAAAGCAAGCAATTGCTTTTAGTAAATTAGATATGAGCCCTAAGACAAGTAGTACGCTTTTTACTACTCCTAAAGGCACTACAAATTTAACACAAGCAGAAATTGATGCAATTCAACGACGTAGAACCTTAGACCGTAAGCGTACATTGGCACGTGCTAAGGGAATTATTCGTCGTGATGTAATTTAAGTAAAGGATAACTATGGCGAAGAAACCATACAAGTATCGCCAAGCCAGAAAAGACG